GGCGGTATGTCCACTCAATCAACAGCAGGGATACAATCAACCGCAGGCGATATGTTGGGCGGAAGTATGGCTACAATTGATCCAGTAACGGGTCAGACAACAACCTATTCACCAACACAAGTTCCTGCTTTAGAGCTTATGCCAAAAGTTCCATACGATGTATTCAATATGCAGGACAGAGTTAATAACATATTAAAAGATAGGGATAGACAGGGGTTATACACGCAAGTAACTAGAGATGAATTAAGAAATGTCACTGGTGCTTTTAACAATGCCCCAATGTTCGGTTTGGGGTTTATGCCAAATGTCACAACTTACACTGGATTTGATCAAAACCCATATAACGAAGATATGAGTATAAGCGGTGGTGAGAGCGAAACAGTAAAGCCTGCCACAACTAATCCAGTTAGCGGTCAACCAGTATGTCCTGATGGTTATAGGTTTGACAATGATTTGCAGGCTTGTAGGTTAGATACAGCAAGACCTTCTATGACAAACAACCCTAATCCATTTCCTTCAGGAGATGCTTTTTATAGGGCTACAAGTCTAGATCAAGCACCAATGAATGTGCCAAGCGGTTTTGATTTTAATAGAGCTAATCAGAACTTTGTTAACCAGTTTGCTTATCGCCCCGCAAACTTTACAAACCAAATGGGGCTAAGTGGATTTACACCATTTAGGAGATCTTAATGCAGGAGGGGAGTGCAAGAGAAGATCTAGAAAAGGGAAATAAGGCTGACATTCTTCTCAAGAACGCAGTCTTTATAGAGGTCTTCGATAATTTAGAAAAACAATTTTTAGATGCGTGGAAAAACTCACCACTAAAGGACAATGAAGAGAGAGAACGTATCTACTATCTTTACCAGTCTTTGCAGGCACTTAAATCAGGAATAGAAAATGTTAGTGCTAATGGAAGGATTGCTAAGGCTCAATTAGACAGACTAATTGGGAAATCAAAATAATATAAGGGAAAACAACTATGGAAAATGTAAACTCGAGAGAGAGCGGTTCTATATCAGTAAACGAAGCAATTGACAGATTATTACCTCAGGAGGAAGCAGAAGCTAACCCTCAAGAAGAGGCAGTAAACGAGCCTGAAGAAGAGGCTCAAGTATCAGAAACAACAGAGCAAGAGGAAGTCTTAGAAGAAGATATCTCCGATGAGGGCGAAGAAGTAGAAGATACAACCGATCAGGAAGATGATTACGAAGAAGCCGAAGAAGAAGTCCAACTCTACAAAGTCAAGATTGATGGAGAAGAGGCAGAGGTAACTTTGGAAGAGGCTCTAAGTGGTTATCAGAGAGAGCGGACTTTTCATAAACGCATGAACGAAATCTCCCAAAAGAGCAAAGCGATTGAGGCAGAAAGTGCCGAAACGAAGCGGTTGAGAGATCAGTATGCGGAAGGACTTCAGCAATTGGAGCAAGCATTACAAGTGCCTGAGCCAAATTGGGAAGAACTGCGAAGAACAAAAACCAATGAGGAATTTGCAAGTATTCACGCAGAATACCAAATTCAGCAAAATAATTTAGCTAAAGTACAGCAACAACAGCAGGCTATAAAAGCTCAACAGCAGGCGGAAGCTCAAGCACAATACCAAAATCACCTAAAGGCTGAGTTTGATACAATGCTTGATAAGATACCTACATGGAGAGATGAAAAGGTCAGAGAAGCTGAGAGATCAAAAGTGATCTCATATGCTAAATCCCAAATGGGTTACACCGATGAAGAAATTGCTCAGGCAAGTGATCATCGAGCCATTGTAACTTTGAGGAAGGCAATGTTGTATGATGAGTTAATGGGTGGCAAAACTCAAGCCAAAAAGAAGGTTAAGACTGCCCCAAAAATGGTTAAAGCAGGATCTCCGAAAACAAAGTCTGAAGTTGTATCAAAACGTAATCAAGACATGATGAAACGTTTCAATAATAACAGCACAGTAGAAAGTGCTGTTGAACTACTTTTAAACAGATCAGCCTAAAGGAGAAAACTAATGGCGACATTTACAACTGCAAATAGTGTAGGTGAGAGAGAACAACTTGCCGACATTATTTATAAAATCGATAGTGATGAAACACCAATTTTTTCACTAGCAAAAAAAGAAACAGTGAATGGCACACTCGTTGAGTGGCAGGTTTGAATTGAGCCTCACTTAGTCGTAAGGCTAAGAAGTAAACTATGTGAACTCAGGGAAACCCCTAACGTAAAGACGAGGGCAATCCTGATCCAAGCCTGATTTATCAGGAAGGAGCAACGACTATTCCGAAAGGAAGTACATCTAAGTAGATGGAAGTGCATAGCCCCTACTAAGTAGGGTGAAGATATAGTCTGATCTTATAGGAAACTATAAGCTGATCGAAAGATCGGTCTGAGATTAACGACCTCAGGCGAACACAATGTCAAGAACTAGCTTCAGCAGGACAAAACAGTCTTTCTGAAGGTGCAGATGCAACTTACGCAACTCCAACTGCAACAACAAGACTTAACAACTACACTCAGATTGCAGGGAAAGACTTTGCAATCTCAGGAACATTGGAAAGTGTTGATAAGGCAGGAAGAGCGAAGGAAAGTGCTTACCAGTCAGTGTTAAAAGGACTTGAGTTAAGAAGAGACATCGAGAAGATTGTCGGAGATCTCAACGTAGCTAAGTCAGGCTCTGAGCCTCGTAAGACAGCAACACTAGTAACATGGATGACAAATGGATCAGCAGATCCTGCGGATATCTCATTTGGTACTGGTGATGGCTCTGATGTTGCAGATTTAACTGGAACTGAAGAGGCTTTAACATTAGCCAAAATTGACGATGCTGTAACTCAGGCATGGCAAGATGGCGGTAAGCCGAGAGTTTTAGTTTGTGATGCAACAAACAAAGCTAACATTTCTGACTTATCACAAGCAGGAACAAATCTTGTAACAAATCAGGTGAACACAACTCAGGGTCAAGCCCCTTCATTTGTGGGTGCAACTTCTGTTTACTTAACAGACTTTGGAACTCTTGAGTTAACACCTTCAAGATTTATGTCTAATGACAAGTTATTTGTTATTGATCCTGATCACATAAAGATCGGAACTCTTAATGGAAGAAATTTCACTAAGACAACATTAGCAAGAACTAGTGATGCAATTAAAGAGCAGATCATCACTGAGTTTGTCTTGATGCCAACAGCACCTAAAGCACATGGTGCGGTTATTGGTTTATCAGGTGCTTAATAACTAGCGAAGAGAGGGCGATTAATTTCGCCCTTTCTATTTATAGGGGAAACAATGTCTAGACTATTATCAAGAAATCCATATTCGCAGAAAGAAACTTTTTGGCATGACAACAACGATGGCACTTACACCATCGAGACAAAACAGCATATCAAAGCGGTTTTGGAAGCCAATAAAAGAAAAGCTAATGACTACGAAAAAGGATCTATGATTGGTAACACGCAAAGGCACTGGCAACACGTTGCCGAGATACCAAACAATTTATATGTAGAACTTATGCAAAAGTTTGGAGATCCAAAAGATAACCCTGAAGCCTCTAAGAAGTGGAAGCAGTGGCTTAACGATAGTGATAACAGATTTTTTAGAACTGGCGGAGGCTCGATGTGAGCATATCAACATATTCAGAATTAAAAACTGCGGTAGCAAACTTTCTAGCTAGAACTGATCTTGATGATCAGATCCCTAACTTTATCCAGTTAGCTGAGGCAAGATTATCTAGAGAATTAGAGACTAGAGATCAGGAAAAAAGAGCGACTGCAACATTGACAAGCGGTGATGAGTTTATAGCCCTTCCGACTGACATGAGAGAGGTCAGAGAGATTAAGCTAAACACAAGCCCAAATGTCGTACTGGAATATAAAAGCCCGACAGCCTTAGACACTGCCTATACTGGCGGAAGTGGCAGACCTTCAGCCTACTCTATTGTTGGTGGTGAGTTAAAGATTAGACCTATACCTGACGATAATTATACAGCCGAAATTATTTATATTGGCAGTCTCACTGCCCTATCAGACAGCAATGCGACTAACGTGATGCTAACCCGTCACCC